AGGGTCTGTGCGGTTGTGAAGGACGATGAGATGTTTGTTTATAACGATGGACATATTGAAAATGGTATTCGTATAGGTTTAACTTTTAACCATATAATTATAAATGGTAGAAACATTAATTATTATAGAATCCCAATGTATTCTCCTGGCTTCGGGGGTGAATCTGGAGAGATTTTGGATATTGATAATCTAAAGGCTCAAAAGGGTTCGCAAACCTATTTTGATGAACTTCCAGTAGGTGTTCCTATTGATGTTATTATATTCAATGGTACTAAGAATTTCTGTTATGAATTTTTTGGGATGGGATATGGCAAGCAGTGGACGGTTATTAATGGCAATGATAGTCAAGCTGTGTACATTTTTGACCATAGAGAACTTCGTAAGTTTGAAGGTGGGTATGTGTTTGAATATATGTACGTAAATCCACATTGGTTAACTCCTGAGAAGAGTAATGATAATCTTGGTGCAGGCGTATTCTATACGGCTGGTATTGATTTTGACTGGTAAGAACATTATTAATTTAAAATAAAGTAATATGAAAAAACTTTTAGATTGTATTTACAGGATTTTCGAGAAGTTCGCTGCTATTGGTAGCGACAAGTACTTACACCTCATTGCAGGTCTTATCGTAGCATTCGTGCTTGGTAAGTTGTTTGCACACGTTGAAGCATGGGCGTATCCTGCTATTGTTGGCGTGTTGCTTCTAATGGTGGCAAAAGAGTGTGTTGATTATTACCTTCGCAAAGAGCAGTTCGACTTTAAGGACGTAGCTGCTGGGTTGGTGGGTTCAGTTATTGGAGTCTTAATGTGTCTGTTATGAATTATTTAGAACAGTTTAAATTTGTAATGTGTAGCGTAATCAGCGGAATGCTGAGCTTGTTTTTCCCGATACGTGATTTCATGTACGCAATGTTGATTGTGTTTGGAGTCAACTATATCTTCGGATTAGTTGCAGGACTGAAACATGGCGAGGAGTGGAATTTGAAAAAGTCAATGGTGTTCTTCTATCATTGTTGTTTATTCTTCGTAATGTCAGCTTCTATCTTCATTACAGGCTATTTCCTCCACGCTGGGGAAGAGACACTCGGAGTTGTAAAGGCATTGTGCGGTGTGGCTATCTGGTTTTACTCGACAAACATTGTCCGAAATTGGAGGATGATGCTCATTGAGGATACTACCATGTGGAAAGTAGCCGGCTTTGTATATTACGTTCTGACACTGAAAGCGATAGACAAAGTGCCGTTCCTTAGTGAGTATCTTAAGAGTTCGCACGTTAATGTAGATGATGATAAACCAAAGTTTGATTAGTTATGGCAAATTTCTCAATAGCGGAGCTGGTGCAATCCAGCACCGCTGAACAATTAAAGATAAACAATAACCCTCCTTCTATTGTGAGGGTTCATCTTACCGAAACGATAACTCTTTTAGAGGCTATTCGTTCTGAATGGGGTAGATATTGTGAGCGTCACAAAATCGAGAATCCTGCTATCCGTGTGACAAGTGGCTACCGCTCACCAGAATTGAATAAGGCTGTAGGCGGTGTGAAGACCTCCGCACACGTCGAGGGCTATGCAGCTGACTTGCAGCCCGTAAATGGTAAGCAAGATGAGTTTGAACGTTTCTTTGCAACTGATTTCTCAAAAATGGGCTATGGCTTTGACCAAATCATTATCGAGAAATCGAAGACCTCCCGATGGGTGCATGTAGGCTATAAGCGTGCTGATGGAAAGCAACGCAGACAATGTTTCACGTTAAAGGTGTAGTTATGGACGATAAAGAAATTAAATACTACGTGTATTCAATGTTAATCCTTATTGGATTACTTGCACTTACGGCTCTCTGCCTCACAAGCTGTTCACATAGAGTGTATGTTCCTGTGCAGTCTATTCGCACAGATACTATCTACATGTCAAGGAAGGATAGCGTACATATCAAGGATAGCTTAATCACTCGACAGGTGATAAACATCCGTGATAGTGTCGCTATTCATGACAGCGTTGTTATCATCAAGGATGAGCAAGGCAACATCAAGGAGAAATTGATAGTTCGTTATCGTGACCGCTGGCATGCCACTAAGGACAATCTGACACTTCAAAGATTGATTGACAGGTATAAGGCGAGCAATGACAGTTTGCGTGCTACCAAGAAGGAACACATCGAGGTTCCTAAGGTCATTGAGCGAGAGTTAAGTAGGTGGCAGAAGATAAAGATGGATGTAGGCGGATGGACAATAGGCGCACTCTCTGCAACTATGTTAGCTTCTATTGCTTATATCATTATTTGGCTTCTGAAAAAGTATAGGCGGATTTAATGAAGCACATCAAGGTATATATCACAGAAAGCCGTACGAAAGATAACCGCTTCGCACAAGCTTCTATCCGTGGCATCGAAGATAATACGGGTGAGAGTTATTCTTCCTCTCACCCTAAACTACTTCAAGATATCATCTGTCACGCTCTATCTCTTGCACATGGAGTTGATATAGAAGGTAATAACGGTTTTACTTATACATTCCCATTCAAGCTATCATAATATGTCAATAGAAAAACTCTACTTAGAACATAAACAGACAGGCGGACGACTGACCGCTGATGAGTTTAACAAGTTACCCGAGAAGGTCAACGAACTCGTTGATGCGCAGAACACGGAGGAGGAGCGTGTGAAGAAGGTCGTGTCAAAGAACCGCCCCTCGCTCGGACAGCTCTCCAACGTAAATACTGAGGTTGACGAACTCACCTCTGATACGTGTGTACTCGTATGGAATGGTGATCAGTGGGTGGCAATGAAGTTATCTGAACTTAATATTGGGCAAGGTGGTGGAGGACAGCAACAGACCATTCTCTATTACTTGCGTGCTATCAATCAATCTCCTTCTACTACTCTCTCTGCTTCTAAGTCAGCAGGCGAGTGTACGATTAAGTTTATGTTCGTGTCTCGCACTAAGGATGTCGGGCAAGCGGATTATATAGATAGCGGTGAGTGGGGAACATACGAAATCTTCGCTAAGGCTGGTGATGGAACTTTCGTTAGTAAGGCTCGTGGTAGATGTCAGTCTAATACCGTGACGACTGTTGATGTATTCAAGTTCCTTGAGAGTGGTCAGAATAACATCATGGTGAAGATCACGGGTGAGGTGACGGGGCAAACCTCTCCTGCCTTAGTCTACTCAATCACACTGTCTGCCCTCTTCCTTTCTATCTCCGAATTCAACTGGTGGAAGGCGTATCAAGGGGACATCGTGCTGCCTTGCTACATCAGCGGTAATATCAGTAAGACGCTTCATGTGAAGATTACAGGTGAGGGCTACGAGCAGACGTATGAGCGACAGTTCGGTACCGCAACTTATACCTCGTCACCAGTGGCTTATACCGTTCCATTTACGAATAAGACTGGTCTGTTTCATCTATCTGCTTGGCTATCGAATGAAGACAATACCGTCCAGACTACTCCAGTAGGCTACGACTTTATGGCGGTGGCTAATAACGAAGCTGTGAAGATGGTTGTCGTGAACAATAAGGCAGAGAAGCTACTTAACTGGTACGAAAATAAGGTGTTGGAATACGCTGTATATGACGGCAAGGCTGTTACAACACCACTCTCAATCTTGATGAAGAAGGATAACGAGGTGCTGCAAGAAAATGTGTCAGAGAACACGCTGACACAAACCAAGATGCAATACACCTTATCTCTCGAGGTCGAGACAATCGATAACTCTGATTTTACGGCACTCATCGGATTTCGTACGCACCCAACAGACGAGGTGCGACTACGTGATGCAATTCCATTCCCTGTGGATAACTCGCAGGGTTATTCAGCTACAGCTGGAGCGGTGTTCTATTTCAACGCTAAAAACAGAAACAACACCGATACCGACCGCAATATCCTCCGCAATCTTATCAACTCAGATCATATCGGTTCTGAGTGGCAGAACGTAGCCTTCTCACGTGACGGCTGGGTGACGGATGATGACGGTGCACGCACATTGCGCTTGCTTGCTGGCTCACGCCTTACTATTGATTACAAGCCATTCGCCAAGGAGGCAGCACAGAGTGGTAAAACAATCGAAATTGACTATCAGATTAATAACACTTCTGATTACGATGCAGAGTGTATCTCTATCGCTATGCCTTATCAGAAGGGGTATATTGGATTGAAGGTTAAACCGTCTTCTATTATGTTCGCAACTCGTAGCGAGCGTAACAGTGATGTGCAGGCTATGAATACTGATGATGGTGTACGCATTCGCCTTGCACTCGTAATTAGTCCTAAGAAGTACACCTACGTCTTGAATGGAAATACCTATTACCTTAACCTCGTCTATCTCTACATTGACGGTGTCGAAGCTCGTAAGTTCGCTTACTTGCTTACCGATTCTATGCAGATAGGTTCAGGAGGCAGTATTGTCATTGGCTCGGATAAGGCGGATGTTGACCTCTATTCTATTCGTATCTATGACAGCGCAATGGATGCTGCGAACGTGCATCAAGACTATATCAACGCCTTGTCGACTGTCGGTGAGAAGAGTGCCGAGAAGTTGGATAATGATATCTACGACACGCTCGGTACCACGGTCGACTTTGATAAGGTGCGTGGCAAGGTCAACGTGTTTACCTTCGATAAGCCACTTCCTGCCTACGAATATGGTAAATCATACAAGCCTAAAGGTACGCTGGAGATATATCCGAAGGACGGTAATACGAATCTTAACCGCTTGACGATTACCAATCTTCAATTACAAGGTCAAGGTACATCTTCTATGCTTTACTACCTATGGAACTGGAAGGCAAAGGTAGCTAAAGATACGACTATCGTATATGAGGATGGACTGACGGAACAGAAGAAGTTTGAACTGTTCAAAAACCTGCCTAAAATCTCTAAACTGACAGGAAAGAAGAATATCGCTTCTTCTATGCAGTTCCACAAGATGGGCTCTGTGAACTCATTTACCGACCTATGGAAAGCTGTTGGCTTAACTAATGAAGGTGTCGAACAGAACAGCGAAGCAAGAGTATCTATCTATCAAGAGACATTCGTAGGATTTGAGAAGCAGACAGCAGAGGACGGAACAGTTACATACAAGTTCGTCGGTCTATTCACTATAGGACCAGACAAAGGCGATGCTGCTACTTTTGGATATGATAAGGATTTATTCCCTGACCTCTTATCAATCGAAGGCTCTGATAACTCTCCACGCTTGACACTCTATCAAGTGCCTTGGGATAAAAGGCGCATCCGCTACAACACGGAGGAAGAAGCATATCAGTACCAAGTCTCTGAACTCTCTTGGGAGAACTGTTGGGACTTGGATTATGCAGACCTCCCTGCTGATGATAAGACTACAGCAGACAATGAAACCCGTCAGCGAGCAGAGCAGCTCGTAGAGTCGTATATCACAGCTTATAATATCATCTATTCGTGTAACACATTCATTGAGCCATTCAATGGTACACTTGACGAGTTAAATGCTGATCCACACTCGACGCACATTGAGTATTGGATTGCGAAAGAAGGTGATCCTAATCAATACAACCTATACTATTACGATAGCTTGTATAAGAAGTTCTGTCCGTCAACACTCGATAGCGGTGCAACAGTGGTTAATCTCCGCCAGCAGTTAGTTGGCGATAAGTATGGATTAACTGAGACTATATTCAACTCGGTTAGTGATGCAGCTAAGCTCAATGAGTTATTCAAGGCAGCACGTATTCAGAAGCTCCGTGCTGAGCAGCCACAGGACTGGGATATAATGGACCTACTTTTTCATCAATTATACGTAGAGTTGAATGCAGCGACCGATAACTGCGCAAAGAACACATACCCTTATAACTTCAATGCAGAATAGATATGGCAAAGAGTAAATGGAAATTTCGTCAGGATGACCTTGATACTATCCTGACAGTAATCAACCAAGGTTTAATGAAGAAACCCTACTGGGTAGAGTTTCACGACACCTATGCTGACGGAACGCCAGTATGGAATGGTGAGAAGTCTGTGTTGTGGAACTTAATGGAACAAGCGTATCCAGAGGAACGTGCACAGATGATGAGACGAATGATGTCTAAGATGGAGGAACTGGGAGGATTGCAGAAAGGTACGCACCAACAGAAACTCTTTGCATACTTTGAGAAGTATTATTTCTCTGTGATTGATAAATTCTCATCTATGCTCTACAATGAGGATGGCAAGCTGTACGAGAAGATGAAACTCGCCATGCTTCAAGGTACATACACGAACGATACCGACCCACTTGGTCAGTCGCTTGGTGATGGTAAGTCGCCTGAGGTTGCTTGGGTAAAGAAGCGCATCCAATACTTGATGAGTAAGTACAGCTTCGGTGATTACGATGCAAAGACCGCTGAAGGTGCTATCACTGTGCGTACCTCTGCACAGGCTGATGCAACAACGAACTCAATCGTTTTGCGCCTGACACCAGCAATGAAGTTATATCCAACCATTGCGTACGGTACCACAATCATGCGTGGTGCTCGTACAGATGCAGGTAAGCCTTGTGAGATAGTCGTAGATATTAACGGTACTTCTGATCAGCAGCTCTCTGTCAAGTCTGCTGACTACCTGCTCGATATTGGAGATTGGAGTTCGTATGTAATTAACGGTGCGCTGTCAATCATTGGTAAGCGACTCAAGCGATTGAAACTGGGTGATGAGAACGAGCAGAATGTGAAGATACTTATCTCTTCGCTTACGCTCGGTAACACTACCTCATTAGAGGAAATTGATGTTCAGAATATATCTACGCTTGGCGGTTCGCTCGATATGCGTAGTAACTTCCGATTGCGTAAGTTCCTCGCTGGTGGCTCATCGCTTACCGAAGCACACTTCGCTGATGGTGGTGCACTCGAAGAAGTCGACTATCCTGCTTCCACATCATACGTGGAATTAAAGAATCTCGACAAGCTAACAAATGAGAAGTGCAACACAGAGGCTTGTTCGCCTAACGTAATGAGTTACTTCGTGAGTGGATGTGATAATCTCCAGCCAGTGAAGAAACTCATCGATATTATGGATGCGCAGGTAGGACAAGTTCCTCACTCCCTGCGTTACGTGCGCTGTGTTGGCTTTAATGAGACCTTCACGGACGGAAGAACCTTTGATAAGCTGTCTCAGTTAGTCGATGGAACATATCAAGGCATCGATGCTGAAGGCCAGTACGGCAACGACCCTTATCCTGTGCTTGACGGAACTATCAATCTCACTACTGGAGCGTATCGTGACACCTACGATGCGTTGATGACTCATTACCCCAAACTTAAATTGAACATCGCTAAGTGGTGGATTCGCTTTGAGGACCCAGAGGTGAAGCGTATTTGCGTTGAAAATTGGGACAAGGACGGTGACGGTGAGCTCTCTATGGAGGAAGCTGCTGCCGTTAGTTCCATCGGGACTATGTTTGCAAAAAGAACGTTCACATCATTTAAGGAGTTGGGATTTTTTGAAGAAGTAATATTTGGTTCAAGAGCTTTTGAAGAAGTAAATGTATCAGGGGCTATTATCATGCCAGGGCATTGCAAGGCAGTGTCAAATGGATGCTTCTTAAAAGCCACGGTAAATACTATAGACGTGCCATCTTCAGTAACATTTCTTGATAGTACATGTTTTATGAATAGTAAAATAAAAAACTTAATTTTTCGTTCAAAAATACCTCCAAAAAGATATGGATATTGGGAGTTTCTGTACGCACATATAGAGCGTATATACGTACCTGATGAGAGTCTTGAATTATACCGAGCTGTAGACTGGAATGTCAACCTGCCATTCAATCCTCTTAGTGAGTATCAAGAATGATACTCGCTGAGAGGGCGTATGTTTGTAGAAATGAATCTTGTCATATTGTTATCTGCTCGATATAATTCTAATGAGTCATCAGGGACATAAAGAGCTACAGCACGAATTCGTGAATTATATGAAGATAAAGCTGGTGGAGTAGCAGCTCTACATATCACGATTCCTTTGTTTTTATCAATTGGATAACGAAGAAACATTTGTCCTAAAGACTTAATAGTCGAAGGAAAATCGATGAGCCTGACAGATTGACAATATCCTATGCAGTTATCACCAAGTTCTTCAACCCCTTCCCAAAATCTAACATCAACTAAACCTGTACAATAAGCAAAAGTTTCATTTAATCGTCTCACATTATAGAAGTGTTGGAAATCATTTAGATTAGTGATATTACTATTGTTTCTAAATTTAGTCCCGATGGGATTAAAACGGTGTTCAAATGTTGTTTTAATCCCATCGGGACTAAATTTTACAAAAATAATAAGATTGTAAGTTTAAAAGCATTACGTCATTTCAAAATAGAGCGTTTAAACGCTGATGTTTTTAGAGATATACCTAATCTAAAAGAGGTATGGATTCCATCCACGGTTAAATCTCATGGATATCGAACTTTCCTTTTTAGTGAAAACATTAAAATAGTGGTAATTTGTAGCGAAATACCATTCACAGACAGAACTTTTTTCAATGCAAACACTTACAATCATATACCTTCGGATTTAAAGGTATATGTACCAGATACTGCGTTACCAAGATACAAGGAAGCGTGGAAAGATTTTCCTTATCTATCTCGATTACATCCACTCAGCGAGTATCAAGAATAATACTCACTGAGAGGGTAAATTCTATCTGCAACATGAGACAAGATGTCGGAATATTTATAAACTTCTATTGCATCGTCGGGTACATATATAACCCCACCACCTCCGAGTGACCGATATCCAATATTAGGAGGGGTTGGGGCTCTTAAAATGGTAATCTTCGCTCGCAAGGATGGTTGAGCCCATCCAAAAGAAGATATGGTAGAAGGGTAGTCAACAACATCCTTTATATTGTTATCGAAGCCTTCTGGAATGTATGACAACTTGCCCTTTTCTACAATAACATTCTTTAATGACATAAGGTTTCTTCCATTGGAACCTCCGAAGGTGTACCAATCTATAGTATCTACACTCTTAGGAATAGTTATTGATTCTAAAGAATAACATTCTTTTAAATTCTCATATCCAAGTCTTTTAATATTGGTAAAAGATAATACTTGTAGACTTCTTATTTTTCTGTTTCCTGCGAAGATAGTCCCGATGGGATTAAAACAACATTTGAACACCGTTTTAATCCCATCGGGACTAAATTCAACGGATTAGACCGAAAGAATGGTGTCTTAGACCTATCTATTTTTAATAATCTCACATCTATCGATAGGGAAGATTTACGTTATATAGTTCGTCTCAATAAGTTAATATGTCCACCATCTGTTACAATATATGATACTTGTTTCTATGGGTCAACGATAGATACGATTATCGTTGAAAAAATGGAGCAGCAGAGTTCCTTATTATGGGGTCTCAACTTTAAGAATCTTATTATCAAAAGTAAAAATCCCCCTAAACAAGAAAGGGTAGCTTCGTATGGTTGGCACAACAGAAAAGGCTCAAGAATCTTTGTTCCAGACGAGAGTGTAAATCTATACAAGGCAAGTGCTTCATTCTCAGATATAGCAGAATATATCTATCCTATGAGTGAGTATCATTCTTGAAACTCGCTCATAGGATGAATAATCGATGTTCCGCTTAAGGGAGAAGGCTTGCTTGTAAAAGCCTTTTTATACGCTTCCAGACTCTCATCTGGTACATAAAATTTACACCCATTAGGTGTACATGTATCGTAGGTTCCTGTTACGTTAGAAAATGTCCAGTCGTGACTTGGAGGAGTCTTTCCATAAAAAATGACAACTGTTGCCAAGTTAAATCCTAATACGTAACGACCAAGCGACGTAACGTTCTCTGGTATATCTATTCTTTTCGTATTATAGAAGTATGAACGAGGTGCTGACGATACAGACGGAAGGGACTTGATGGATTTTAAATGCTTCAAATCTGAGAGATTATCTGTCTTTATATTGTAGAAAATAGTCCCGATGGGATTAAAACGGTATTCAAATGATGTTTTAATCCCATCGGAACTATCTTCAGAGCAAGTAATGTCGTTGACCCTTCTAAGGACTTAGAGGCATTCCATATAGATACAATCCATCAAACCAGTTTTGAGTCATGTCCTATGCTGCGACGAATTAAATACTCACAGCAGATAAGACATAATATATTCGCTTTTCGTGGATGCCCCTCATTAGAAGAGATAGATGTGAACGAAAATTGCACTGATATTATATTTGCAATAAATGCTCTTATAGGCTCTAACAAGATAAAACGAATAATTCTAAGGCAAAATAACGCTTTTGAAATTCCTGATCTTATTTATCTGTTCTATAGTCTGAATTATCCAAGAGATATTAAGATTTATGTTAGAGATGAGTTAGTGGATAGTTTTAAGAGTTTACATTCAGGGAAGAAAATTAGCAACAAATTTGCACCCCTCAGCGAGTATCATTCTTGATACTCGCTCATAGGTCTGATTATAGAATCATTACGAAGTGGGTTTGAAGTTTTCAAAAAGGCTTTCTTATAGTGTTCTAAACTCTCATCAGGAACATAGAATCTACAGCCGTTAGGCGTACAAGTATCGTAGGAGATGGTCGTGTTAGAAAACGACCAATTTGGAGAAGGTGGCACCTTACCATGAAAAACGACAATAACAGGACATCTGAACCCTAACGAATACCTACCTAAAGACGTTACATTCTCTGGAATGTCTATTCTCTTGGTATTGTGATAATATCTGATAGACTGGTCTGACGGTGCATCAGGAAGTTCTTTTATTGCAATAAAATTACGAAGGTCTATGAGATTAGAAGTGTTGAGGTGGTAGAATTTAGTCCCGATGGAACCTTTATCTAAACGCTCTTCGTATCTCCTTGTTAATAGTTGTGTCTTTCACTGCTGAATACACCTGCGTTGTCTTTATACTCTGATGACCTAATATGTGTTGTATAATAGGTAAGCTCACACCCTTACTCAGTAGCACAGTAGCGCACGTATGCCTGGCACAATGAAAAGTAATGTGCCTATGTATGTTGAATCGTTTAAGCACACGCTTCAGTATCAAGTTGCAGCGTGCGTTACAAGGTAGTTGAAACAGCTTACCAGTAGTGGTTTTGTTCTCTTGTATCATTGTTGCTGCCTTACCTCCAAACATCTTAGAGATAGGTATCCTTACCTCGTGGTCAGTCTTCTGCATTCGCATCACCACCCACTTGTTCCGATAGATATTCTTGATGTGCTGCTTGGTTACCTGTATAATATCCGAGAATCGGAGACCAGAATAGACGCTGAATAGAAAACCTTTAACTACCTTCCTCTCCTCTTCTGTCAATTCTTCCTTCTCCTCCTTATCTTCTATCCTCCTCAGTTCTCTTTCTGTCAGCGATTGCTTCTGAACATTCTCCGTCTTGATATGATACTTGCGAAAAGGATAGACAGTCATCAGTTCCTCGTCGATAGCAAGATTGACGAATCGACGAAATATCTTCATAAACTTAGCTATGGTATTAATCGCATATCCAGCATTCTTTAGGAAGTTCTCGAAATCGCATATACATTTATAATCAATCTGAGTGAAGGTCATACCTTCTTTAAACCGCCTTAGTACCGCAAGCGCAGCCTTATGATTCGCAATCGTCCCAGCTGTATATGTTTCCTTATCAATCTCACCTTCCATCCAGTCAAGGAAAGAACGTTCCTCCTTGTATATTATTATTTTTGGATTGTCTATTAGTTGGTTAATATTACCGATACGTTTCACAAAGTATTGTCCGTCTATTTGTATCTGTATTAATGCGTTATGTCCATGTAATTTTATTGCAATGTCCTGAACAATCTCTTTGACGTCTTTCATTATATCTTCTTAGTATGTTCTGCTATCCTGATTTTTGATTTTATAGGGCTAATCATATCTTCTATTCGTTGCTTATCGTTTCCAAAATAAGCACAGTATTGATGATAGCCAGGGGTTATGTCCTCTGTCATGTATCCTTGTATAATACAAGTAGCTTTATCGCCTTCAAAAACAATTAACCCCTCATAAATAGTTTTATGCCATACGTAATGTACTTTTGCGCTGTGTGCTGAAAGTTCGTTGCTTACAAGTTTTTTTTGATTTTCTTGTGTTATAAGATGTACTTCTGTTGTCCATTCACGCTGAAGATAGTAATTTATTACTCTTAATAGGGAGACTCTTATGGTTGGAATTATTAATATTAATTTATGCCTATCCCCTACCATTGATGAACAGGCTTCCATAAATTTATCTACAGTTATATCTCCATTTGTCTGAAAAACATACCAGCCTTGTTCACGTAACAAGGCTGGTAGTTTTCTTGATATACAACAAGGTTCTTGAAACGCCATTAGAAATCGTCCTCCTTTTTTTTGTTGTTCTATATACGTTAATATCGCAAAGGTAGTATTTTTATCTTAAAAATAAAGATTTCTATTGATATAATTTTATTTATAGTAAAACTTTCTTTATCTTTGCATTAAAAAGGATAACAATATGCAAGGAAGTAAATATGCTAAAATTAAGACCGAGACGCCCGATTGGTATGTTGCACGGCGTTTGATGCGTGAAAAGAAGAAGAAACTTGTTGATGCCGCAGCTTTCTTTGGCTTAACTGTTGGAGGAATGCACCGTGTTATAAATGGAGTACCAAATATCATTCAAGCGAAGAAACTTGCAGAGTTTTTAGAAGTCGATTTTAATGAGTTATTTGAATTTGATGACACGAAAAATAAATTTATTTAGTTTTTCTTGCATATGAAAAATATTTTTATTATCTTTGCGTCGAAAATAAAATAAATCTATTGTATGGCAAGAAGAAATGAAGATGATAAAGATGTAAAGGAATATCGTGGCAAGCGTTTCGATATGCGTGCTTTAATGGCTAAATATGATGTATCTATTAGTGATTTGGCTAACGGAACTGGACTTTCTTATGGCTCAGTTCAGTCCCTTATAAGGCTCAATCGTCCCTCTATGACAAATCTTTACAAGATAGCTCAAGCATTGTCTTGTGATGTAACAGAGTTGTTTTTATCTGAAGATGAAATAGAGAATCCAACTTCTTTTAATAATGTAGAAGAAGAAAAATTGTCAATAGCAACCGATGTTGACGTTAGTGTTTTAGAGCCTTCTTCAACACCTGAGACAAAAACTATTCATGATGCTATAACTTGTCCTTATTGTAGCAAACGTTTTTTGTTGTTGGACTGATGATGTGATTATTTTGATGCTCCTCTTTCTTGGTGGAGTACTTTGTGTAAATTGTTCTTTTTACATTTCGTATTTTTAATAGTGTAGTCCGAAAGGAATTTATATATTTCTTGATTTTCAGATAGATAAGCAGTGTTTGGTTTACCTAACAC